AAGATTGTATATAAAAATAAAAATGAAAATAAAAAACTTATAACGTATGGGTATTGGCGAAGTTGCTGAACCGAAAGCTAAATTGAAAAAAAAAGTTGAAATTATGGACGAAAGTTTAATTGAAAAACAGAACGGAAATTTTGCCAATGGTGAGGCTAAGAAACGTAGCCTTGTAATCACGTTTCAAAATAGGTAGGGACTTTATTAGGCTATGTTTTTTAGCCTTTGTTACCGCCAGTTAATTTTAAAAATATATGAGTAATTATTTAGAATTTAAAGAAATTAAATCGGATTATTTTAATTCTGATGGCGAGTTTTATGGTGGATTTACAGGGTGTTCGCCTGTGAAAAACATTATGGAAAAAATGAACATAACTATTGATGAAATGGCAGATGAAATAAACTGTCTTATTCAGCAACTTTATACAACAGACATTAGTAAAGATGAATTGATTATTAAACTTAAAAAAATTATAGATTAGATTATGTGTAAATATCAGAAATCAAAACCGCAACCAGAAAGCATTCCTTATCCAAGAGTTCAATTTGAATCCGAATGTGGATTTAAACTTGTATTAACAGAGGGATATGACCAGGATTGGACTAAACATAAAACTTATGGAGAGCCAATAATACCAAAAGGAAATTGTTTAAAATGTCAGTCCGAAATAGAAGTAGTACCGTCTTTTTAATTGGCGGTAACTAATAAATAAAAGCACTATACACCTTTTAACATAACATTTAAATTTAAAACTAAAAAACTATGAAAATATTTAACGGTTGTGGGTTTGTTGTCGAGTTTTTACGAGTATTAATCAATAAATAATATTAAAATGGATAAATTAATAGAACAAGCATTATTAGAAAATAAAATAGTGCGATACATTCCAACATTTGTGCAAGTGTTGAAGACTTACAAAAGGCTATTAGACGAAGCGGAAGCATCGAGCGAGGGCGTGGCGGTTTGTTGCGACACTTGCAAGTATGTTAATGGCTTTAGATGCAATCACCCACAAGGATGTGAAACATATGGTGATTATGAGTTATGGGAGCAACGAACTGATTTATAAAAATGATATTCATGAAACAAAACATACAAAAAGCAATAGAACAATTAACTTTTAAAACTAAATAAACTATGATACACCCTTATATTTACGCTGGACTGCCAAAAACAAAAATGAACTATTCAGAAGCATACAATCACGAGAAAGAAATAATAATTAAAGCCTTTGGTGTAGAAGATTTTATTACTAACAAGACAAGGAAGCGAAATTATGTTTGGTCAAGGCATATATTTTTTTATATCCTTAATAAAAAATACAATATTTCAAATACCATGTTAGAGGAATTAGTTATGGAAAAAGAACTTACGAAATACGACAGAACAACAGCTATACATTCTATTGCGGTAGTAACTGACTTCCTGAACTCTAAAGATAAAGAATTTATGCAATATTACGATAAATATAAAGAAGAAATAAAGAAAAGAGAGAAATAAACCAGTGTTATCGGTTGTTTATCTTTAAAGTAAAATTATGAAAACAATATTACATTTATGTGCTGATTTAGGTTCAGATAGCCGACCATATCAATTAAATTCAGAATACAAAGTTATTTTGATAGGCGAAAAAATAGGAGTTGAAAATTATATACCAACAGAGAAAATATATGGAATAATTGCAAATCCAGTATGCACTGAATTTTCAACAGCGAAAGGATTTCACAAAGAAAACGATATTGAAAAAGGTATGTTTTTAGTTAATCATTGTTTGCGAATAATTGAAATTGCAGAGCCTAAATTTTGGGTAATTGAAAATCCATTTAACGGAAGATTAAAAGATGTTTTAGGAAAACCAAAAGCAGTTTACCAACCTTGGGAATATGGAAGCCCTTGGACTAAAAAAACAGCACTATGGGGCGAATTTAATATGCCTGAACCAATTTATAAAAAATGGGAAGATGTTCCTAAAAATGAAAACTTATATGTAAGACCGTCAAGACCAAAACCAGCACTTGCATTTTTACATAAATCAGCTATAAATTATATACCCGAATTTGAATTTGCAAAACCTTTTGTAAAAAACGATGCTGATTTTCGCTCTTTATGTTCACAAGGATTTGCAGAGGCATTCTTTTTAAATAACCGATAATCGGTTGCAGGTATGTTTAGTGCCTGATTTAGAATTATAAATTTTCAAAATACAGATAACTATGAAAAAAGAACAGAACTTGAATAAACCACAGAAACAGGCATTAAATATACCTGATGTTGGCATTCGTTTAATGTCATTCGAGGAAATATTTGAAAGCCGATTACAATACTTTAAAGAACATCAAGACGATTTTTCAGACGGTCAATTCCAGTTTTTAAAGTCAATTCAGCATTATAAAATGAATGTTGGATTAACTAAAAAGCAAATGAGAGCCTTTATAAGCACAGTTGATTCAGTTTGGTTTAATCAAAATAGACGGTATCGCTATAAATGAATGCCAGCGCTTGGCAGACGCAGTAAAATAAAATATTTTTTTAAAAAATTAATAAATGAAAGCAGAAATAAAATTAAAGCTAAGTATCGAGGCACTTGACAACTTTGGGGTATATCCTGAAATAATTAAAGATATGCTTAACGACTTAAATCAATTAGTCATTGAAAAAAATTCAGAAAGAATAGCAAAAGAGCATTTTCGCAAACAAAGAGATAATGGATTAATTGAAATTATTAAAAATAAAAGCAATGGATAAAAGTATAACTATTAAAGGGAAAGAAAATGATGTCGTTTTTAGATTATTTCAGAAAGACATTTTCATAGATGAAATTCATGTTCAAATTGAAGGTGAAACGAGTTGGACTGTGATAGGATTCAAAGATTTGCAAAATGCAATTGCAAAAGCAGAAAAAAAATTTAATCCTAAAGGTTTAAAAATATGTCCGCAATGTGGTAGAAAACATAATGAAACTGTATATAATATATTCTGCTGTGTTGCTTGTTGGAATGGGTATTAAATGTAATATCCTTAACAATTTAAAATATACAAAATGAAAATACTATGGATTACACAGAACTTGTTAGAGAATTAAACACCGAGCTTTATGAAAGGTTTGGTGAAGTTGAAAAAGGATTTGAATACTCAACTACTGGATTTGTAGATGCAATCAGTTTTGATGGGGTATTACTTTGGAACTCTGAAATGGAAATAAGAGAATGGATTGAACAAAAGAATGATTACGAACCTTTTGAACCTTTCATAAGGCGAATTTTCAACGAATACATTGATAAGATGCACACGCTAAAATTTTAATGTGCTACAACGTTTGGTAGAAGCAATAAAATAAAATATTTTTTAAAAAAATTAATAAATGAAAGACGAAATAAAAGTAACCGAAATAAAGATTTATCGAATGATTGTACGTTGCGGTTTAGAATTTGATACAGAAATGGTATTCAAAAAAGAACTTTCTAAACTATGGACTAAAAAGCGAATGAACGAATTTAAACTAAACTATAAAAAAAGATATTCGCAGAAAATATATTTTACCTACGAGGAAAAAAGTTAATAAAAAAATCATTAAAACATCAAAATAATTTATTATATTTGTTTTCCATAGAGTTAGTTTTTAAATTGTTATAGGCGTTGTGACCGCTCTTTTATATCATTGTAGTAATAATCCAACGCCTTTTTAAATTCAACAAATTTTATGAATAAACTAAATGAAATCTAAACAAAAAAAAGAGAAAAAAGTAAGAAAACCTAACCCAATAGATTGGTCGTTGGTAGAATATCTATTACAAGCAGATTGTTCTGGAACTCAAATAGCTTTATCTATGGGTATTTCTAATGATACTCTTTATGAAAGAACGAAAAAAGAAAAAGGGATGAGGTTTTCGTTATATTCGTTAAAATTCAAACAAAAAGGAGATTGTTTATTGAAAGCTAAGCAGTTTGAGTCTGCAATAGTAGATAAAAATATAACAATGCAGATTTGGCTTGGAAAACAAAGATTAGGGCAGAGAGATAAGCAAGAGATAACGGGTAAGGATGGGAAAGATTTAATCCCTCCGTCAATAACAGAAATAGAGATTATAAAAACTCAAAAATAATTCATGAAAATAAGAGGAGGTGTAAATCTTGAATTCTTATTAAACGAATTTTCCTTTGAGAAAGCTAACAGCGAACAAAAGCAAGGTTTTGTGTTAGAGGGCGGAAGTGGAAGTGGGAAAACTTATGACATAATAAATTTTCTTTTAATCTATTGCCAAACAAACTACAATAAAAATAAGGATATACTAATCTTCCGAGAAACATTTGCCGACTTACGCAAGACCGTATTAAAAGACTTTGAAAAAATATTAAGGGCATATAATTTATTTGATGATGCTTCGTTCCATAGGTCAGCGCCTGTTTGTTATTCGTTTATGGGGAATAAGATTTTTTTTACTGGATTAGATTCAGTTGGCTCACATGGTGAACGACATGATGTTATTTGGGGTAATGAAGGGATGGAGTTAAATCATGAAGCATGGAAACAGTTAAATCAAAGATGTAATGAGGTATTCATAACCGACTATAACCCTTCTTATACCAATCATTGGATTTATGATTCACTTATTACAAGACCTGATACAAAGTTCTTTCATTCCACTTTATTGCAAAATTATTTTCTCCCTGAGGGGCAACGCAAGGAAATACTATCCTATGAGCCGACAGCGGAGAATATAAAGAACGGAACAGCAGATGACTATATGTGGAAAGTTTACGG